TCTTTGAAGGCGGTGTAGCCAAAGAAATCTATGGCGGGTCGATCAATGACAGGCGATATGCCCTTCCATTTAAATTCACATTCATACTTTTTATTGTTCTCGATTGTTGCATTGATAAACTTTAGATTGTCTGGGTTGGCTATGTTAAGTGCCAAGATTATTGTAAATATATATTCCATTGCTTTTTCTCCTTACCAAAAGGGAGAATCAGAACCCGTGGAGTGAACCAATCCTCCCTACATTTCCACCAATAAAAGGTAGGCATAACAGGAAACATATAAAAAGTTACATCTACCTCTTGTAAAGATAGCAAATTAATATATATTTAATACTAGGTATTTTTACCTAATGGCAATTAAGCCAACAGAAAGGAAACATAATGAATGATCAATTACTACATACAATGTTCGATGCTCAGATGGAAATATTAAATGATTTATATTTTAGTGAACGTCTAATGTTACCATTAAAAACAAAAGCTGATATTTATTTAGCAAAAGAATTAAATTTAAATATAAGGGGGTCAAAATGAATAAAGATACCGAATTAGTTAATAAAATTAAAGATTGGTTAAAGCTAGGTACAGAAAATGACGAGATAAAATTTGTTTGTACAGAGTTGTTAGATTTTATTAAAAATGAAGAAAAAGGTTATCAACAACCCCAAAATAATAAGACGATTAGGGGGTCAAGTTTTCTCTATCTTATGGATAAGGAAGGTAAATAATGAGTATATTTAAAACAACAGAAGGCAAGGAGCATACGGGTTTGTATGTTGGCTACCTTCGAGTGTCCACCGAGGATCAAGATTGTACTCGGCAGACTCACACCATTAAAAAATATCTAAATGGTGGAAAGCATACCCTTAAATTTTTTACTGAAGAACCTATGTCGGGTGCAACCGATCCTTATAAAAGGGAAGAGTTGATGAAGGCAGTTGACTATTGTCGTAAACATAAGGCAACACTTGTCTTTGCAGACCTTGAGAGATTATGTCGTAAAATGTGGATGACACTTCGATTCTTGGATGAAGTTATAAAACAAAACAAGATAAACTTTA